ATGCGATGGGGACGACGGTTGGGCCGGAGTTGGTTACGAATGGTGACTTCAGCGCCGGGACTACTGGGTGGACAGATGGGACAACTGCAACGCCAACGGTTGCTGATGGCGTGCTGACAATCACTAATACTGGCAGTGGGGTTACTGGGTGCGGAAGGGGTTTCGCTACAGTAGTTGGGCAGACGTATGTCGTTAATGTTGACTGGACTCAAGTCTCTGCGACGACAGCGTATACCGGAATTGACTCAACAAATTTAGCTTGGGGCACATTGCTTCTGGATCTGACAACGCTAGGGCAGGGGAAGCGTCAGGCGATTTTCAAAGCTACCAGCACAACCACTTACGTTAGTTTGCTGCAAAACGCGACAGCAGGGCAATCGACAAAATTCGACAACATCTCCGTCCGCGAAATCACCGGCATCCCCGCCGTACAGCCCACCGCAATCAACCGTCCGACTTTGCAGCAAGATGGCAACGGTAGGTTCTACGCGAGTTTCAACGGGACGAATCAGTCGATGGCGCTGTCTAGTGTGCCGTTTCAGATGGCTGATGATTTCTGCATCACGACTTGCATCAACCCAGGAGTACAGGCTGGAAACGGGGCGATCTTTGCGGTGGTTGGGGCAGGGGCGGTAGCCAGAATTGAACTGTATGTAGCAGTAACAACTGGCTTTGCTGCGTTTTATCTCCACGACGATGCAACTGGAATAAGTGCTGCATCTGGTGCAACTGATATTCGCAATTCGCCTTGTGTAGTGACACTTTGGAAAGTTGGAAATGCTAAATACCTGCGTGTCAATTCGGTGCAAGTTGCAACAGATTCAACGGTACTTGGTACAGCTACGTTCACAGATGCCGCATGGGGTTGTCTACCTGTAGTTTTCGCCGACTACTTCAATGGCGGGAATTATGAAGGTGATGCCATCAAAGGCACTCTGACCCTAGCCCAAGTGATCACCCTCGAAAAAGCAGCAGCCCAGAAAGCAGGACTTGTCCTATGAACTCCCCCATAACCCTCATAGTCCCGCTCGCCCTGATCCCGCTGGTCAACGCCCTGTGCTACGCCATCGCAGGCCAAGCAGCAGGCGAGAACATGTTACGCGCAAACGTCAACGAGTCCGGCCCCTGCAAAGAAGTTGACGCGACCCACGCCGTATCAAGCGGTGTGATTGATGCCGACATGGTAGCCCTGATGGCAGACCCAGCAGCCATCATCGAAAAGAGCAAGGGCGCTGTAACGCTGGAGCAGATCACCGCACTGCTGGCCGCTTGCGACATTTCGCAGGACAGCATCAGCGTTGCGCTGGACCGGGTTTATGGGCGGACGCCTGTGGTGGTGCTGCCATGAGCGACTTTGATTTTCCTTCGATGATGCTCGGCGTCTTAATCGGCGTCGGTATCTGCCTGGCAATCATCATGCGCTTCGGTTGTGCATATCGGGGTTGCCTGATGTGCAACAAGTCAGAAACCTAAGCATCTCAGCACGAACGAAACAATTCAAGCCGCTTCAATGCGGCTCTTTTGCGCCCGAAACCGCTAAGGTTTGCCCACATTGCACATTCGTTAGATAGTCACGTTGCATCGCTGTGAAGCGTAGCGCAAATAGGGCATTGCTGTGAAGCAACGCATTCCTGTAAACGGAGAGGACGGGACTTCGGTCCCCGACTCAACCCCTTCAAGCGGCCACTGCGATAAGTGGCAAGGGAAATAAATTGAAGACACAGACAGAGTTTGCACTGGCCCACCAAGTTGACGGCCAACTGACAGATGCCCAGGCTATGCAGATGCTTAGCCTGCCAGAGGGCGATAGCACTACGGTGCAAAGCAACGATCCGCCCGACGTTGCAGCAACTGCAGTAAAGCCAGCGGCTGAAGTGGAAGTGAAATCGGTTGAGACACCGGCACCAGAGGCTAAGCCAGTTTTGCTGGCGAAGGATGGGGTTCACACGATCCCATACGAGAAGCTGACGGAAGCCAGGGAAGCGGAGCAGGTGGCACGCGCAGCGGCAGCGGAGTTGCAACGGCAGTTGGAGGCTTTACAGGCCGCCAAACCAGCCCAAGCGGCACCCGTAGTCACGGATCAGGCCAAGGCGGAAGCGCTGGCAGCCATTGACCCATCTGTGTTTGGTGACTTCTCCGAGGGTGACATTGCAAAGGGAATCCAAGCAGTGGTAGCCAGCCAAACGGCCGCTATCAAAGCTGAATTCGACGCGAAGTTAATCGCTGCCCTGGAGCCAATCCAGAAGCAAACGGTTGAGAGCGAGTCGGATAAGCACTTCTCGGCGATCAATGCAAAGCACCCCGATGTTGAGTCGGTTGTACCGAGCCAAGAGTTCGCCAACTGGCTGGACACCCAACCGAGCATCGTTCGTGGCGCCTACAAAGCGGCCATTGACGGTGGCACTGCGGCAGAAGTGATCGAGGTTCTCGATACCTACAAGGCCGCAACAGTCAAACCCGCTGCGACAACTGGGAAACCAGATGCTGCAGCCGCTGCGCAAGCAGCCATTGCCAAGGCACAGACGGCGCCACCCAAGAGCTTGTCGGAGATTCCGGCCAGCACGAATGTGATGACGGATGAGGTCGGGGCGATGCTGGAAATGTCAGAGGCAGGGATGTTGTCCAAGTTCGACGGGAAGACCCCCGAGCAGATAGCAGCCTTGGTTAGCAGGCTTCTCTAAGCCTTTTTTAACGCAACGCCGGGATGGCGTCGCAGGTCCCTTTGAAGGAGTTTTATCATGAGCGGAACCAACATTCCATACGGCTCGCCCCTTGCAGTTAAGCTGCAGTCGGCTGGCCTTTTCGCTGCGAACATGCAGCGCAACACCACCATTGGGCGTCTGACGGGCAAGTTCCCCCAGCAGGCCGAAGCGGAATCCACCATCCGCAAACAATCCAGCAGCGAGATGCCAATCGTGCGCTGCATGGACTTGCAGAAGATGGCGGGCGACGAGATCACTTTCGATCTGATCAACCCCATGGGCGGCAAGCCAATCATGGGCAGCCACATGGCCGAGGGCCTCGGCTCCAAGATGTCTTTCAGCCAGGACCGCTTGCGCATCAACCAGACCCGCAAACCCATTTCGGCTGGCGACACCATGACGCAGCAACGCACTCCCCATGAGCTGCGCAAGCTGGCCCGCGCACTGGGTGAAAACTACATGAACCGCTTGGGTGACCAGACCAATCTGGTGCACATGGCGGGCGCACGTGGTTTCCACAACAACATCGAATGGGCTGTACCACTGGCGTCTGATGCTGATTTCTCGGAAATCATGATCAACCCCGTGAAGGCCCCCACCAAGAACCGGCACTTCATGTCCACCGGTTCAGGCATCGAGACCATCAAGGCTTCGGGCAACGAAATCACACTGGCTACCACCGATGTTTTCAACGCCGACTTGGTAGATGCCGTGCGCACCACGCTGGACAGCATGGCCATCCCTCCACCACCCGTGATTTTCGAGGGTGACAAGATGGCCACCGACTCGCCGCTGCGCGTGTTGCTGGTGTCCAGCGAGCAGTACACCGCGTTCCTGCAGTCCAACAGTGGCAACGTGCGTACCCTGCAAGCCAACTCCATGGCCCGCGCTCAGAACGCCAACATGAACCCCGTGTTGATGGGTGACGCTTTGCTGTGGAACGGTATCTTGATCGTGAAGATGCCCAAGCCCATCCGCTTCTACAGCGGCGACAGCCTGCGTTGGTGCCAGAGCTACACCACCGAAGTGGAAACATCCACCGACCTGGTGCCCGCATCGTTCGGCACATCCTACGCGGTTGACCGTGCGGTTCTGCTGGGCGGACAAGCCTTGGCTGAAGCCTGGGGCAAGCACACCAAGAGCGGCATGCCTTTCTTCTTCAGTGAGAAGGAATTGGACCACGGCGACAAGCTGGAAATCCTGCTGGGTGCCATCAACGGCCGCAGCAAGATCCGCTTCCTGATCGACCACGGTGACCAGAAGCAATACACCGATTACGGCGCTATTGCCATCGACAGCGTTGTGCGCCTGCAGACCTAAGCGCACTGAAGGGCTGGAGCAATCCGGCCCTTTGTCCAAATACCCAAACACTTTAGGAGTCGATCATGACCACCATTACGAAAAAGAAACTGTTCAGCACTGCGCAGTTCGGACCCACCCCCTACGGCAATGTGACGCAGCACCGTTTCAATGTCACCACCAACGCCAGCGGCGTATGGATCGACGGCGACAGCGCTGCAGCACCCACCGCAGCTGACGAGTTGATCATTGGTATTTTGCCAGCTGGTTTCTTGGTAACCGACTCGCTTTCGATCGTGTCCGATGCCTTCACGGCAACAGCAACCGCAAAGCTCGGTCTGCGCGCTGTAGATGGTGTTACCACCCAAGACGATGCTGATTACTTCCATGCCGCATTGGTTGTGAACGCCGTTGGTCGCTACCGCGCAGACAACACAGCAGTTGCACCGCTTGTGCTGGCCCGCGACATGTACGTCGTCATGGATTGGGATGTTGCCAGCAATGCTGCTGTCGGCATCTTGGACGTGTTCGTTTACGGCGTGGACACCGGCGCACCTTAAGCCGAGCAGTTGGCCTATTGGCAGGGCCTACGGGCTCTGCCTTTTTTCAATAAAACGAGGCATAAGCAATGGACCGCACAAAACTGGCACGCGCCGCACACGAAATCAACCGGGCGTATTGCGCTGCATTGGGCGACATTTTTGTGCCCTCATGGGAAGACGCCGAGCAGGCGCAACGCGACAGCATTCTGGCTGGTGTTGATATGCACCTGGCCAACCCGAATGCCACCCCAGAGGCTTCGCATGCCGCATGGCTGGACGCGAAGGAGGCCGAAGGTTGGAAATATGGCGCGATCAAGAACGCCGAAACCAAAGAACACCCCTGTTTCCTGCCTTACGCCGAACTGCCACCCGAGCAGCGCGCGAAAGATTACCTATTTCGCGCCGTGGTCCACACCCTCAATGGTGAACCAGACACTTCAGTCAATGCTTCTACCGCTCCCGTGGTGATCGACAGCGCTTTCGTCTCGGTCAAGTACATCGGCAAGCGCGAAACCTACATTGACGGAGCCTACAACAGCGGTACGCAGTTCGAGCGCGGGGTTTCCCGGCCCATTCCTGCTGCGCTGGCCGCCAAGTTGCTGCGCCATCCAGACGTCTACGTGCCTGGCGATGCCATCCCCCTGCCATCCGTGGCACCGGATGCTCCGAAGCAGGACAATACTGAAGACGACAACCAAGACATACGCGATGCCATTGCGACCATGGACAAGGACGCGCTGATCACCTACGCAAAAACCCACTTCAACCACACACTGGGCAAAAACAACAGCGTGGAGACTTTGCGAAGCAAGGTAACCGGCCTGTTTGACCAGTTCGGCACCAAGTAGAGGCTGCCGTGACCCTTGAAGAGCTGATCGCCGCACACCGCCGCGACACAGATGATCTGCAGCCAGATTACCTGTCGAGCGACGCGGACATCACGTATTGGCTCAACGAGGGCGAGCAGGAAGCCGCGCTTCGGGCGCGCCTAATCCACGACACCAGCACACCAGCGGTCTGCACTATTGCGGTGACAGCGCCAGCCAGAGTGTTCAAACTGCACCCGGCCATCACCGAGATCACCCGGGCCACGTTCACACCAACCGGTAGCACTTGCGAGCAAGTTCTGGACCTGGTGGACGCCGTGGAGATGGACCGCCGCTGCAGCAACTGGCGAACCCGCACCGAGTTGCCGCGAGAGGCTATCCACCTGGATACCACGCTGCGCCTTGGCAGCATCCCGTGCACGGATGGGACGATCACATTGGAAGCCTACCGGCTGCCACTCAAGAACATCGAGGATTCAGCAACCGAAGCACCGGAGATTGCCGCTGCGCACCACCGGCATTTGTTGAAGTGGACAGAGCACCGTTGCTACTCCCGGCCAGATGCCGAGATTCATGACCCCAGGCGGAGCGATGCCGCTCTGATTGAGTTTACCCGCGTGTTTGGCATCCGACCAGATGCGGACCTTCGCAAGGCAACGCAGGCGAATCGCCAGCAACATAACCAGGCGGTGTGGTGATGGCAATCCCAGTCTTCAAGGTCAAACTGACCATCCTAAAAGGCTCCACGTTCTCACAACTGGTGACGTGGAGTACTGGCGCAGGCTAAGGTATGGGTGATATGAGGCAGCGCATCCTGAACCTGTTTATCGGAATTAAACGCAAGCACTGCAAACTCGCGTATGAGTACGCGACGGGTAAGCGCAATTTTCCGGATGACATGCGCGGCTAAGGTTTGTCGATACCGGGGTGCGGCGGCATTATCGCCGCCATGCTTCCTGCAGAACTGCCCACCATTAGCCGCTTTCGTGGTCTGAACACTGTTTCAGACCCGCTGCGCGTTGGCTTGGGCTGGCTGACACGGGCCGATAACACCAACATCACCGACACCGGTGCGCTTGAGGTCCGAAAGGGCTACGCGCTGGATCAGGCTGGACTGTTTACCAGTGCCTACGCCACGGATGACCTGTTGCGCATGTACTTGGTGAAGGCCGGGGTCATCACAGACTACGACGGAACCGCGCTGCACACGCTGACGTCTTTGGCCCCGATGTACTGGGCCGAGGTCAACAATCAAGTCTTTTTCAACAACGGTACAGACTCCGGCATCATTTCGCCTGATGGCAAGGCATCCGGCTGGATATGGAGCGTTCCACCAAGCCCAACGCTGGCCGCTGTGACTGGCAACCTGCCAGCAGGACAGTACCAGGTTTGCATCACCTACACATTGGTCGATGGCCGGGAGACTGGCCCCAGTGACCCCGTGCAGATCGAGATCACCGAAGGTGAAGCCTTACAGGTCTCCGGCATCAGCCAAGTCGATGGCCTGCAAACCAATCTGTACATTGCGCCGGCCAATAGCTCCGTCTACCAGTTCGCCGAGTCCCCATTTGGCACGGCCACGGTCTGGAATACGTCACCTGACTATTTGGGTATGGACCTACTGACAGATGGCATGGAGCCATTGCCCGTGGGTTGCGACGTCATCCAGATATGGAGCGGCCGGGCCTATGCCGCCCAATACTTCGCCAGCCAAGACCAAACCGTAGTGTGGTTCTCGCAGCCGTTGGGCTTTCACCTGTTTGACACGGCCAATGATTTCTTCATTGTTCCCGGAAAAGTCACCATGCTGGCGCCCACCGAAGCCGCCTTAATTGTCGGAACCAACAAGCAAATCCACAGCTACACGCCAGAAGCGTTGACCCGTCTCGCCAGTTACGGCGCACTACCAGGCCAGCACTGGTCCCGTGATGAGGACGGCACTGTCGTGTTTTGGACGGCCCGTGGCGTTTGCCGCGCGCTGCCTTTCGCAAATCTTACTGAGCGCCAAGTGAGTGTGGCTCCAGGTGTTCGCGCTGGCGGAGCAATCGTAAGACATGGCGGTCAAAAACGCTATGTCGTGTCTATCCAGCAAGGCGGCGTTGCCTTCAACTCGTGCATCTAACTTAGGAAACATCATGACTATCCGTCTCAGTACAGCCCTGCGTAACAACATCGTCGGACCAATCGGCTTAGCCGCTAGTTTCGCGGGCGGTGTGATCGATATTTACTCCGGTTCGCAGCCTGCCACTGCCGATGCCGCAACAACCGGAACTCTACTTGGCCGGGTTTCCGTTGCATCGGCCACCTACGTGGAGGAAACTCCGGCCTCTGCCACTCTGACCTTGACTGGCGCATCAGGCTCGGTCAACACTGTGAACATCGGAACATTCAACATCATCCCTTTAGGAGGCGTTGCGTTCATCACTGACCTGAACACCACAGCCCAGGCGCTATCGGACGCCATTAACCGAAACGGCATTTACCGGGCAACAGCTTCCGGTGCGGTGGTCACCGTCGTGGCGCCCCCAGGAACTGGAACGGCCCACAATGGCTTGGCGCTGGCCGCTACCGTCACGACCATGGCCGCGACTTCCAGCGGCAACATCACGGGCGGTGTGGCCGCAACCGCTGGTCTGGTCTGGGGCACCCCCTCAGCCGGAACGGTATCTAAAACTGGCACGCTCAGCTTCAACGGCATTGCAGCGGGCACTGCTGGATATTTCCGCATGAAGGCCAGCGCGGTGGATAGTAATTTCGCATCCACGATATTGGTTCGCCTGGATGGATCTATCGCGGTGAGCGGCGCGGACATGAACTTGTCAAATATCGCCATCGCCATTAACGCCCCCAGCACCATCGACACGCTGACTGTCACCATGCCAGCGCAGTAATGTGGTATGGAGCACAAGCTCATACTAGGGGGCGAGTTGTGGCTTCCGTTCGCACGCAGTCGCATAAAGGCGCTGCGGGCGACGGGGCTTCCGTATGCCGCGCAATCCTTCACCATGGGCGACGGTTCTCTTGTGAGGGTGCGCATAGAGCCTGGCATTGAGTACATCAGCATTGATGGTGGCGACGGTGGCGTCATTTACATGGATAGCGGGGTCGCCGACCTGAGAAGCACCAACAGTGCAAACCTTCTGCGTTTCAGCCCTGGCATCTTCTACGACTCCCAAAATACGAAGTCTTACAAAGCACAATTCGCCACGGTAACGCCAGACGGGGAATTCAGGCTGAACAAAAGCTCTGGGAAATCAGGGCAGATGGCCGGTGATCTCCACGGCCTGACTGGTTATGTGCAAGTAGATCCGCAGCCTCCGCGCTCATATGCGCCCTTGGTGACGAAGAACGACGATGGCACCACTACGACATCCACAACGGATGAGTCACTGGCAGGTAAGAAAATCAGCGTTGGCACCTTCCCGGCCTCATGCTTCACCGGCAGGATGCGCAAGTACGTGCAAGCGATGTACAGCGAACCCCTGTATGACCCGCAGGCGACCGGAGAAGATGCGAGCAAGGCTTACGGTGGAGTAAGTTCGATTGACGGCACTGTTCCAAGGCTGCTCATAACGTATGCCAAAGAGACGCCGAAACCCAGCAGAGAAGCGCTGGAAGTGAATGTCAGCACTGGTATCGTTAAGACAACCGACGGCGCGCACTGGCTTGTCAACGTAGCCAGCGACAAGCTATATATCCTCCCCCTCAAAGCATCCAGCGCGGCGAGTAGATTGCGCAGGTATATCGCAGACAAATCCAACACGCTGAGTGACAGCGACAAGGACAAGCTGGAGAGCTACATCCTGGCATCAAGCCGACCGGTCGCGAGCAAGATTGTCGTCGTCCCGCTCGGTGGCGCATACCCATCATTCTCTATGGGCTACGGATGGCATTGGAACTGGTCGGGTAACACTGCGGTGATCGTGGCGCATGAAGATTACAGTCCAGGAACAGTAACATCTGGCGGCGGTCCTGACACGAACGTGGAATCCACTATGTTCAGCATGTCGTTGACCCCGCGCTATGAAGACGGCGGCGTAAAAGGCTGGGACGTCGGCATCGAGAGCAAAGAAGGGAGTGTCCGCTGGGGCTTATCGCGCCGGACGGGGGGCATAGCCTACCCGGTCATATGGAACAACGCGCTCGGAGTGCCCCCGATGGCTGGAAAGCTGAACGCCTTAAACGCTGGATTTCTCAACGCGGATGCGCCGATATACGCATATTTCGCGAAGGATGAACTGGTTATATGCCGCATCAAGACGAGCTACAACAACGCAGGGATGACGCAGTATTCAGGGACGCCAAACTTCAGTTACATAGGGGAAGGCGCTAGTTTCACTGAGGGTGACAGGCCGGGTTTTCGGCAGCGCGTTAAGAACTCCAGCTATTGGGACGTGTCATTCAGCGTAGGGGGTGACACGTACACAGGTGGAAAGGCCGGGTATATAGGCACCGGCGCGCGAGAGGAAACGAAGAACGTGGCCCGTACAAGTGGACCCCCTGATGCGTGGACCAGTCCTTTCGTGGCGAACGGAGGACTTGATGTGAATGTGGGTTACCCGTCTTCGTATGACCACATCGTTATCCCCCACGATCCGACTCCTGGATCTGGAGGCGACTTTACCGCAGTAGTTGCGACCCTATTCAAACTTTCGATGGATTTCGAAACGTCGGAAGTTTCGACCGGCTATCTCGGAAAGTTCGACATCATCGTGCCGTTCAATGACGCTGAATCCATCATTGTCTCCAACTCCGTCATCTTACGTGAGACCCGGAGCGGGCGAACGCTGAGTAAGTGCCGCTCTGAGGGCGGGCCGAACCCCCATGGGTACTGGACGTCATACTGGATCCCCATCCCAACAGGCCCCACTGCCGGAGATCTTGCATCGTGGCCGCACGACGACTACCTGACGATGGTGTTTGGGAGTGCGCGGGGGAATATAACGGACTCTACTGTCTCAGTGGCGAATGAAATAGTGGACAGCGTAATCGACGACCGCCAAAAAATCTACACGCGGGCAGGTGCTTACGATGCGTCGCTGGACATTGGCTTCCTCACTGAATATCAGACCCCAGCACTCGATACGGCCACGCCGATCACGACCGTGATAGCGGGGGTTGCATTTGATGCCCCGGTGATCTTTTCTCCGCACTTGATCGGAAGTCCGCTTGGTGTTGTAGATGACACGCCAGACATCATCGCCCCGACCATCCTAGGCTGGGCATAAAGGAAAAATCATGGCTATTGCACGCTACTGGCGACTCAACATAACAGCTACCGGAGGACAAACGCCCATCGTGGATTCGATGCAGCTCCGCAATTCTGCGGCAGGCCCAAATCTGGCTATCCCTGGCAACGGAACGGCATCGGCATCTTCAGTGAGAGCTGCTTCGCCTGAGAACGTGGCAGCGAATGCGTTCGACGCAACAACTGCATACTGGCAGAGCGAAACATTAGGGACCGGATGGCTGCAGTGGGATTTTGGAGAGGGTATCGATGTCAACCACTTGAGGTTGGTTAACTTCAGCGGCACAACGACATACAACATTTCCGCAGGGTCACTCGACTATTCGAATGATCTGGTCTCATGGACCAAACTTATAACGCTAGTCGCGATGAACGGGGGGGCGGGCGCGACAAACGACAAATTACCCGACCCGCGAGGCGTTGCGAACCTGGCGATCCCGCTGCTGTCCGTATCGGTGTTCCCAGGCGGCTCTCTCAACATCCCCCTCCCGTCCTTTACCTCCAGTGTATTCGGTGGCAGCAAAACTACAGCGCAGCTACCTGCGCCCACCCTGCTTGCGGCGGGTCACAACAGTTATGGGGAGGACGCTGCGATCCTGTCGCTACCATCGCTGGGGGTGACTGCGCTAGGCGGCGCGAATCTGCACGTATCGCTGCCTGGCTTTACAGCCGTCGCCACAAGCACAGTGGCTGGGCTGGCTTCTGCCGACATAGCACTTCCGGCCCTGTCTGCATCTGTTGGTGGAACCGTCGCAGGGCTTGGTGCGCTGGCTATAAACCTTCCGGGGTTCACCTCAGCCAGCTACTCAGGCGCGCTGTGCAGCATCACTATCGGCGCCATCACGACGCAGGCCACCGGGGCGACTGGGGGTGTTGGCAGAGCGCAGATTACGCTGCCTCTGTTCGAGGCAACGGCCATGGGCACGCAGCAGAACTACGGCGAACTGAACATCACGCTGCCCATGTTTGGGGTCGATACCGGGGCACGCGCCCAGTTGACGCTGCCAGCATTCACACTGACGGCCATCGGGACTGCTGTGGTGACGGCAACCTATGAAGCCTACGCACTAAACCTGAACCACAACGACCCAGCGGCCGTGGACGAGATGACGCGGTACACGAACTTCCCGTTCACCCACATCGTTCGATACAAGAATAGTTATTACGGCGTGGCCGCTGGAGGACTTTATTTGCTGGAAGGCACCACCGACCATGCAGATCCAGAACCGACAGCTATCCCGTGGGCCTTCAAGACGGCGACAACCGACTTCAAGAGTCCATTCATCAAGACCGTGGTGTCAACTTACTTCGCCGGTCGCATGGGACCCGATGCCGCCATTGACCTGTATGTGGGCGAAGACGGAGCCAAGACCTACAGCTACCAGACGCCGCGCACCAGCACAGCAAAGAACTTCCGCCAGAAGTTTGGCCGTGGCAACGACGCCCGCTACTACGCACTGGGCGCATCGGGCGATGGTGAATTGGCGCTGGATGAAATCCAGTTCAACACACTCAATCACACCAGGAGAATATAAATGGCCTCACCTGACGAAATCATTGGAGACGCGCGCACCTACGCGTCCGGACTGGTTGGCATAGCCGAGTCATCCCTGAACGACGCCATTTCGGCGGTGGAGTGGGCCCGCGAACCCCAGGTGAACATCGTTTATGCCCACCTGCCAGCGCCACCACCTGCCACGGCCGCGCTGGTTGCGCCTACGCTAGCAGGCATCACCCTTGATCTACCAGCGCAACCATCATCCGCGCTGGTGTTTCAGGACATTTCTGCCATAGAGGCCGGGGCCGCGCCCACGCTGACGGCATCCGCACCTACCGTGGAGCTGCCAAACAAGCCATCCGGCGTTGCGGAATTCACGGCGCTGCTACCCAGCATTAACCTGTCGGCTAAGTTCCCGCAGGCTCCAGACCTAATCATGCCGGACGCCCCTACGCTGGTGGACCGTGCCGAGCCCATCGCACCGACCACCATCATCCCGACATTTACCGGCGTGCTGCCAACCGATATACCGGGCGCACCAACTGACTTGGAAGGGACATTCAACGCGGCGTACCACACGGCAGCGCCTGAGTTCATTGCTATGGTGAACGGCCATGTGGATGCACAATTAGCAAAGCTGAACCCACAATACCATGCCCAAATGGCGCGGATTGAGACGCAGCTGGCCGCCTACATGGATGGCGGGACTGGGCTGAACCCTGCTGTGGAAAACGCCATTTATGAGCGGGCTCGGAGCAAGAACAACGCTGAATCTCGCCGCGTGCGTGACCAGGCATGGGGCGATGCGGCTGCCCGGGGGTTCACCCTGCCAACTGGTGCCCTGATGGCCGCGAGCCAACAAGCCCGCCAAGCCGCTGCCGACAACAACGCCGCTGCCGCCCGTGAAATCGTGGTGATGCAGGCCGAGTACGAGCAGAAGAACTTGCAGTTCGCCGTGACAACATCCGTTGGTCTGCGCATGGCCATGGTCAATGCCACGCTGAGCTACATGCAGAACTTGGGCACCCTGAACGGCCAGGCGCTGGATTATGCAAAGAGCATTCTGGGTGCCGTGGTGGAGATGTACAACACCCAAGTGAAGGTCTACATGACCCGGCTTGAGGGTTACAAGACCGAAGCTGCGGTGTTTGAAACCCTGATGCGTGGCGCACTGGCGGGTGTAGAAGTCTATAAAGCCGAGGTGGACGCCCTGCGCGCCTTGACACAGGTGGACCAGGCCAAGATTGACGTGTACCGGGCCCGCATCGATGTGCTGACGGCCGCGTCCAATATGTACAAGACCCAGGTGGACGCCGTGGTGAGCAAGGCCAGTCTTGAAAAGCTGAAAATCGACGTCTTCCAGGCCCAAGTACAAGCCTTCCAAGCCCAGGTGCAGGCCAAAAACTCGGAATGGCAAGGCTACAGCGCGGCCATTGGTGGCGAAGAGGCAAAGTCGAGGGTTTTCAACTCACAAGTGCAGGCATACGGTGCACAGGTGCAGGGTTACAAGGCGACCATCGACGCCAAAGCTGAGGTTGTACGAGCCCAGGCCACGACCAACGACGCCCGCGCCAGGCAGTTCACGACCACCATGTCTGGTTATCAGACCATCGTGCAGGCCAAGGGCGAAGTGGCGCGCACCCAACTTGAGAACCAGCGCCAGGAAATCATCGCATTCCAAGCCGAATCGCAGGCCGCAATTGCCAATGCCCAGGTAGCGCTGGAGTATTACAAGGCCACCGGCAATGTGTCGGTAGAAAACGCCCGCTTGATCTTGCAAAGCAGCATTGCGGACGTGAACGCCAAATCCGAGTGGCTGAAGTCGCTGGCTACGTTGCACAGTGCCAATGCCACGATACATGGCAATCTGGCTGGTGCAGCTATGGCGGGAATGAACACGCTGGCGGCCAATACGGAGACCACTTCCAACTAACCTCGCTAAGGTTTGCCACGTCTGGGTGTGAAACCCAGAATGCCCTAACTTCTCAGAGGACCGGGCATGAATACAACAATCCGTGGCGGTGCGCTGCGCCAGCTTTACGATAGCAAAACAGGCAACAGCCCCGTCCCCGGCTTCGCGGGAGGCGGCCTGATTGACAAGATCAAGTCTGTAGTCGGCATCAGTACTGCGCCGAAGCCAGCGCCTGCCCCGGCGCCGAAGCCAGCGCCTGCCCCGGAGCCGAAAAACGCACCCGCGCCAGTCCTAAACATCCGTAAGTATGCCGAGAACAATGCGCTGGACAAGCGTATGAACGCGGCGGGGCTAAAGGACGGCGGGGTCATCAAGGGCCCAGGTGGAGCCTTGCGCAAGATGGCCGAATCCAACAGCCAAAAGAGTGAGCACGGCGGCAAGTTGAAGGGCCCAGGAACTGCCACTTCAGACAGCATTCCTGCCACCGTAGTTGATACCGGAGAGCCTATCAAAGTTGCCAACGGTGAGCGAATCGTGAGCGCCAAGCAAGACAAGGCGTTGGAGCGCGAGGCAAAAGCTCAAGGGCACGACAGTTTTGATAGCAAATTGGAGGCCATGACAGGGCAAAAGGTTGGACCAACCATGCAATACGGCGGGGCTATCCGCAAGATGGCCACTGGCGCTGGCCCAGAAGAATTACGCAAACGCCTGCTGACCCAGATCCCGACGGGGGGAACTGGCGATGGTCCCACTGCCCAACCTGACCCATCACAGTCCGCCAGCGGTAGCGAGCTGGGCCGCAATGTGACAAACACGCTATCCGCACTGCCCGGCGCTGCCCCTGTTGCTGCCGGTGCTCTGCGTCTGGCCGCCGCCGTACCCGCGTTGAACACTGCCGCATCAGGTGTTGCCAGCGTGGCTGGACGCGCTGCGACCCTGGCAAAACCCGCCTTGCCGTTCGCGCCCCCGGCTGCACTCTTTGCCGCATCAGGAGGACAGGCAACGGAGCAAGCGCCAGCCGCGATCGCCAGCACACCAGCGCCGGTTGCCGCACCCGCTCCAGCACCGGAAAGGCCCGCCAATATCGCAGCAGCTCCCACGGAAGCCAGTGGGGCCCTGCCGAAGCCTGCCAACCAAGTCACCCGCGTGGGCAATTCCTACAGCGGTGGTCCCGGCATCACCGGAGACATTTCGCTGGTCGACGGCAACGGGGCGCCGATCCGCAGCGGTGGTGCCATCAGCCCGCAAAACAACCAAGCCGCCGATAACTTGGCGCGCCGGTATGGGCAGACCGAGGGTTTCGGTACAGCCACCAGTGGCGGTGGAACCGTGTCAACCGTACCCGGCATG